CTCACTTCCGCCGGTTGATTCAGTATTTTGCGGGGTTGAATGACTGTTCCTATGTCGTTGCGCCGTATCGTGTTGACCCGAAGAAAGCAAACGTGAAAACGATGAATAACAACTACCGCAAGGTTCTCAACATGCTTTCTTCCATGAATATGAAAACGCAGCTGCCTAAAATTCTTACGGTATGTCTGCGCGAAGATGTGTTCTACGGAACACTATGGGTGACAAGTGACAACATCACAATCCAGCAGCTTCCAAGTGACTATTGCTCTATCTCGGCGGTCGAGGGAAACGTCCTGAATGTTTCTTTCGATTTTTCCTATTTCGATTCACATCAGGAATTCTTGAACTTCTACCCTGATGAATTCTCTGCGAAATATGAGGCCTATCGGAAGAACAGAACGATGCGGTGGATAGAACTTGACAGTCCGACGTCGTTTGCTATTAAGTGCAACTCGGATATCCTCGCGTACCCCATTCCCCCGTTTGCTGGAATCCTTCGGGAAATCTACGACATAGAGGACTATAAGCAATTAAAAGTCAGTAGGACTGCCCTTGAAAATTACGCAATGCTGGTCATGAGTCTTCCGATGGACGACGAAGGACGATGGCTCCTGGATTTCGATAAGGCGAAGGATTTTTGGAGAAATCTGGATGCAGTGCTTCCGCCGGAGATCGGCTCCATTCTCTCCCCCATGCCAATCAATAAGATAGGTTTTGAGAAGGCGAATACGAAGGACACTGATACAATCGCCGAAGCTGAACAGCATCTGTTCACTGCTTCAGGTGTGCAGTCGTCGCTTTTCAATAACGACAAAGCTTCCGCAAATGCACTGTTACTTTCCATTAAGGCAGATCAGGCAATCACATATGGGATTGTCAAGAGCGTCGAAGATGCCGTTAATCGGTTTATTCAGTCTCAGAGCTATGGTAAGAATTTCAGAGTAAACTTTCTGGATGTCTCCCCGTTCAACCGAAAGGAAACGGGAGACGCCTATCTAAAGGCGGCAACCTATGGCTTCCCAACGCTATCCTATTACTGCGCATCACAGGGTCTTGGGCAGGCAGAACTGGACGCTATGAGTTTTCTTGAGACAAAGGTTCTTGGTCTTCAGGATATGTTCAAGCCGGTACAAAGCTCTTCTCAGATGTCGTCCAGCGATAGCGATGGCGCGACTGACGATGGCGGCGCTCCTACGAAGGATATTGGAGAAGTGTCCGATAAACGGGAGGAAAATCAAGAAAATGAATAATCCAGAAAACAAAAAGTTCATTTACGTATTTAGTAAAAAGGACTATGAAGCTATGTTATCACTTGGTTATACGGTTCTACGAGAAGACTTTACCCACAACACATTCGTCTTCCTGTATGCCAATGATAAACGTCAAGACTTTTCTCTAGAACCGGATATGACGTACTGTCTTTCCGATACGTTGATGTTCTAATAACCAGTGCCGCTCAGTATCTGAGCGGCTTTTCTATTGGAGGTTAGCATGGAAAACACACTGCATATGTCGTTTGCATCATCGCTAACCGATTTGTGTGAACTCAATTCATCGTTCGACTCTGGTGTTCTGCGTATTTGCTATACCGGCAAAAACCGGAATCAATCTTTCTTCTCAAAAGAAGATATTGAGCGGAACTTGAAAACGATTTACAACTGCCCAATCGTTGTGAATTACGACATCGAATCCGGCTCTTTCGGTGGACACGATATGAAAGTCGTACACGATTCCAACGGCGACGTGCGAATTATCAATACCACAGAACCGGTTGGTGTTATCCCGGAATCAAGCAGAGTCTGGTTTGACTGGGCCGATGATGAAAATGGCGTGTCACATGAATACCTATACGCCGATGTCCTGCTCTGGAAAAGACAGGCAGCTTACGAAAAAATTAAGCGTGATGGAGTCGTCAAGCATTCTATGGAGGTATCCGTTAAGAATGGGGAAATCATCGACGGCGTCTATCACATTCATGATTTTGAGTTTACGGCATTCGCCTTGCTGGGAGACGACGTTGAGCCATGCTTTGAGTCATCTGCGCTTGAAGTATTCTCCGCGAGCAGGTTTAAGCGAAGTATGTCAGAGATGATGCAGGATCTAAAGGATACATATCACAGTATCGACGCCCATGATAGGGCTGAAGATAAAACTAAAAACGATACGGAAGGAGGAGAGGAAGTATTGGACGAGAAGATTGAACTAGCAAAGAAGTATGGAGTTGACATCGATACTCTCGATTTTGATCTGAATACGCTTTCCATCGAAGAGCTGACTCAGAAGTTTGAAGATATGAGGCAGGAATTACCCGCCGTCCCGGCAGGTGAAGGAAATTATGCGCTGACTGGTAATATTGTCGATGAAATATTACGTGTGCTCAGTGAACAGAAAATTATGCGTGAATGGGGCGAATGTGAGCGGTACTGCTATATCGACTGCGACTTCGAGGCTCATGAAGTCTATTGCTGGGACCGTGAGGACTGGCTGATGTATGGCTTCAAGTACGAGATGAATGGTGACGCAATCACAATTGACTTCTCTCAGAAGCAGCGTAAGAAATACGTAATTGCTGATTTTGAAGACGGTGATTCTCAGGCTTCTCCATTTGAGTCCGAGTACGCACTGATCATGGACGCCTACAAGAAGATCGTCGAGAGCAGGGATACATACGAGTCAATGTTCAACGAGAAGGACAGGAGCTATACGCAACTGGAAAGTGAAGTCATTGATCTGCGGAAATACAAATCCGATATTGAGTCTGCTCAGGAGCAGGCGGCAAGAGATTCTATCTTCAAGAAGTTTGAGAAGCTCAATGGCATTGAGGCTTTTGAAAACTTAAAAGCAAATTGCGAGGGACTTACCATCGAGCAGATTGAGGAAAAGTGCTTTGCAATCAAGGGGCGTATGGATGTAAGCATCGATCAGGATGCGAAATTCTCAATGACACCTGCTGCCCCAAAGATTCCAGTGGATAAAGTCACCCACGCTGGTGACGAGGCCGAGCCGTATGACGGATTGTTCCCCAAGTACGGTTTCTAATTTTTTATAGGAGGTAAATGCTATGGCTATTCATGCTGTTGTTCGCACCGATCTGATGAGCGGTACGGATGTTCGTTCCGATCTTGTGTCCATCAAGTACATGGGCGCAGACGGCCAGACCCCTACCGATATTGATAACGGTTGTGTTCTGAAGGTTGGCTCTCTGATGGAGGGCGAGCGTGAGATTTTTGTTGGCGGTGACGTGGCCGCGACTACCAATCTGCACGATGTGGTGCTGGTTGCTTCTCCCGAGGTTATGTACGACGAGCGGCTGCGCAATCTGTCCGGCTTCTACAATGTTGCCGGTAAGGCTGCCCGGGGCTACCGTCTGCGTCACGGCAATATGTTCGGCGTAACTGCTGAGGCTCTGGATCTGGGTGAGATCACCGCCGCCACTGCAAAGGGCAAGATCGTGGAGCTGAAGGCTGGCCACAAGCTGGCTGTTGTCGCTTCTCTGACCTCCGGCTCCACTCAGGTTGGTACCGTTGAGGCTGTCGAGACTGCCGGTCTTTACACCTATTTCGTGGTTAAGATTCTGTAAGTCGCGTCCAAAAAATATAGAAGGAGGAATTAGCAATGAATGAAATTGTAAAGCTTGCTATCGATGCCTATCATGGCCGAGTTGAAAAGTATAGTGTTGCTCAGTCTCAGGACGTTCTGCGTCAGGCTCTGATCGAAAAGAACAACGGCAAGACCTATCTGGACTACAAGGATATTCGTGACGGCAAGTGCCAGGGTCTGTTCACCCTGATTGAAACCATTCTGTCTAAGACTGTTGTTGAGGGTCTACAGGGCGACGAATATTTCAACGCTCTGGCTGAGATGCGGAATGTTGCCGAGGGTGACTCCCCTGTCTTCGTTGTTGAGGACAATAGCGTGTTCGTTGTATCCGAGGCTGCTGATGGTACTCAGGGTATCCGGCGTCAGCGTCTGGGTGGTTCTACCGAGACCACTATCCCCACCAGTCTGAAAACTGTACGCATCTATGAGGAGATGAACCGCGTCCTTTCCGGCCGGGTTGACTTCAACCAGTTCATTACGAAAGTAGCGGAGTCCTTTAAGCAGAAGCTGCTGAACGACATGTATACTCTGTGGTCTGGTGCTACCGCCGACCAGATGGGTGGCACTGTCTACTTCCCTGTCGCTGGTAACTACGACGAGGATACTCTGCTGGATCTGATTGCGCATGTCGAAGCCTCTGCCGGTGGGCAGAAGGCTACTATTGTCGGCACCAAGAAGGCGCTGCGTCCTCTGAAGGAGTCCATCCTGTCTGATGGTGCCAAGGAGGAGTGGCATAAGCTGGGCTATGTCGGCACCTTCTTTGGTACTCCCGTCGTTGCGGCTCCGCAGCGTCATAAGGTCAACAGCACCGAGTTCGTTCTGGACGACGATGTGCTGACCATCATCGCGGGTAACGAGAAGCCCATTAAGGTTGTTTACGAAGGCAACCCCATTGTTCTAATGGGCGATCCTCTTACCAACGCCGATTTCACCCAGGAGTACCTGTATGGTGAAAAGTACGGTATGGGTATTGTTCTGGCCGGTAAGTCCGCTGGCGTTGGCCGTTACGAATTTACCTAATATAAGACAGCTACATAGCCGGAGAGGTTTAACTCTCCGGCTATACGAACGAAAGGAGAAATTATGAGTACAGAAACGAGCACGGAAACTGCAGAAAAGAATACCAAAAAGAAGGCCAATAAGTTGCAGAGCGCACCAAAGGAAAGTGCTACGGCATCCTATACCGCAAAGGATGTCGACATGAATCAGTATATCACTGTTCGTAACGGGTATCCCGGACAACTTGTGTATACGAGCAAGCGCACCGGCGAGAAATTCTTCTGGGAACATTACGGTGACGAGCAGGACATTCAGTTAATGGAACTGCGTAATGCACGCAATACATCCAAGAAGTTCTTCGACCACAACTGGTTTGTATTTGACGAAGAGTATGACTGGGTTATCGACTTTCTTGGTGTCAGGGCGTTTTACAACAACATTATCAATCTGGAAGGTATTGACGCACTGCTTAAGAAAACTCCGAAGAAGATTGAAAAAGAACTTGCCACACTCACAAATGGTCAAAAGCGTACCGTTGCATACCGTGCTATGGAAATGATTCGGAATAAAGAGATTGATTCTTTGTCCGTAATTGAGGTGCTCGAAAAAGGACTTGGTATTGCATTGGTTGAAAGATAAGGTGAACCCTTTTGAGTATTTCATATGACATGTTTACCAGTGCCTTCTTATCGAAAATTACAGAATACGAATTTCTAAGTATCCCAGAAGAAAACCGTTCTGCAATTATCGATGGGTATATGAAGCGCGCTATCACTTCATTTAATAAAACGTGTGTCTATGACCTAATTGGTTCTGCGTCTGACGAGCAGCGGGAATTTGGTTTGGACATTCCGAGCGGAGATATCGACGAGATTCTTGATATCGTCTCCGAAGGTATGGTTGTTCAATGGCTCAAACCGTATCTATACAAGCAGGAGCTGCTGGAGTCGGTTTTGAACACACGGGATTTTACTACATATTCTCCTTCTGAAATGCTTGCGCGCGTCGGGAGCGCGTATCAAAATGCGCAGAGGGATTACACGCAGATGATTAGAGAGTACAGCTTTAATCACAACGATTTAACGGAGCTGCATCTATGAGCTACACCAAAGACGACCAGCTTCCGAATGGGCTTGTCCGCAATTATTTTCATTCTCTCGTAAATTGCTATTTCAAAATACTCCCGATTCGAGAAGATGGAGAAAAGACAATCGGCGTATACCTGGAAAGTCTTAAAGCGGAAATGCTTGGGTGCGGCAGCCTGCTGAATGATATTAAAAACGATCCTTCTTATATGACGCTGCTTTCCATCTTGCAATACTTCATCGATCATCCGGATTGTGATATTGCCGACGTTCGTAGGGAGGTCTTTCGTGCTATCCGAATTTGCAACAAGATAGCAGAGAAGTACTCCTCAGAGGTGTAACTATGGCAGTAAGCACATGGGACGTATATCAGGATCGAATTGAAGCACATGGCATTAGTATGCGCGAAGCAGCAAAGAAGCGAGAGATACGACTTCTTAATTCAAAAACCGTCCGTAATCTGTCATACTTTAACGCCGTCATCAACGGCAGTGAACAACAGGTATCTATTTTAAGTTCGGATAACTTGAACGAAAAAACGATCATCTCTATGCCGGGCGAGACGATTGCGTGTGGGGCCATGATTGACTGGGCGGACAGCCATTGGATCGTTACGGAAAAGGATGCCGCTACTGAGTTGTATACAAAGTGCAAGATGAAGCAATGCAATCATCTGCTCAAATGGGTCGATAAGAATGCTGTGATCCATGAGCAGTGGTGCATCATTGACGACGGAACGAAATATATGACCGGCGACCTTGAAGACAGAGACTTTATCACCACACGCGGTGACGCTCGTATCTCCATGACAATCTCAAAGAATGCAGACACCGTAAAGTTCGGACGCGAGTCCAGATTCTTGATTGATGATTATGACTCGGAGGAAAAACTTTCCTACTCACTATCTAAGCCGCTTCGCGTTGGATGGCACTATAACAACGAAGGTATTTATGTTTTTGTTTTGAAGGAAGCAAACTCGACAGACGACGACAATATTGAGCTGGGTATTGCGGACTATTACAAGTATTTTCCGAAAAGCGGCGAGTCCGTCCCTGGAGGTAGTGGAAGCCAAACAGATAAAAAGAGGTGGTTGTAATGCAGTTGGAAGAGTTCTACGACTATAAGAATCAGCTGATGAAGGATCTCCTCACTACAGAACCGATCGTCCGGCTGATTGATGAAACTGTTGATCTTGAACACGCATCTGAACTTGCCTACAAAAATGTCTTCCCTTATGAACTCATCCCGGAAACCGTGGAGCATGGACACACCTTTGTTTGTTTTGAAGTCGATATTCAGAAAGCAGCAAACAAGACCTTCTATCTCCCGACGTTGTATATCTGGGTGTTTACACACAAAAGTAAAATGCGTCTGGAAGAAGGCAGGGGTGTTCGGACGGACAGACTCTGTTCCGAAATCTGCAAAAAAATAAACGGAAGCAGAGAGTATGGACTTGGCGAACTGGATTTGTACTCTGTAAAAAGGTTTTCACCCATGACAGCATATAACGGAAAACTGCTCACGTTTACTGCAACGGATTTCAACCGGCAGTATGACGGAACCAAGCGAGTTCCCACAAATAGGAAGGTAGGATAATGGCAACCGAGAACTTACTGTATCGGCACGATTATCCGATAAATGATTCTATCAGTGTTGTAATACCAACCGTCGGGCAAATCCTTGATAACGAAGATTCGTACAACAGCGTTGTATCTGCATTCACATCTATGCCGATTGATTTCATGGTTCCGCTTGACGATGCCGGTATTGACTTTACGTCCATCAATGAATTCGATCTGTTTATTATGCTGTCCGGAGAGTTGAAGAAGGTTGATACAAGCCTTGTACTTAAAGACATAGACCTAAGTGGATTTGAGCTGTGCGTAAATAACCAGACGAAGAAACTGGTTCTTTACGATCAGGAGTCGGGGATTGAGATTGGCCGGAGAGAACATAGTCAGATCGCGTCTGTTCTCAGAAGGATCAATCAGCTGGAAAAGAATCGTAAAAAGCCAGCAAACGATGACGCGAAAAAATACATGCTTGAGCGTATGCGTGCAAAAATGAAGCGTCACCCGAGGGCAGAGTCATCTCAGCTAGAGCAGCTCATTATCGCGATGGTAAATACAGAGCAGTTCAAATATGATTTTGAATCTGCCCGCAGTTTAACAATCTACCAGTTCAACGAGTGTGTTCGGCAGATTGTCAACAAAGTCAATTACGATAACAGGATGTTCGGAGTTTATTCCGGCACCGTAAACGTAAAAGAACTAAGCCAAGATGAATTAACCTGGCTTGTTCACAAATAATCATAGGAGGAATGTGTTATGAATATTAACGATCTCACTATCACCAGCCTTGAGACCATTACTGCATTCGCCCTGGGCACTGGTGCATATCTGTTTACTCTGGATGAGCTGCAGAATGCGACTATCGCAAATACGCAGGAGACTTCCGATATTACCGGTAAGCAGGGACGTAAGCTGTCCAAACTGAAACGGAATAAGGCCGTAACTATCAGCGGCACCAACGGTATGCTGTCCGGTGGTCTGCTGGAGATGCAGACTGGTAGCACCTTCACCAATGGTGCAACAGAGGTACTGCATACTGACTACCTGACCGTCGCTGGTAACGAGGCTACTACCAACTTTAAGGCTATCGGCACTGCTGGCGCAGAGATCACCAACCTGTTTATCCGGAATGCTGATGGCACCCGCGGGGATGTTCTGACTCAGGATGCGGCTACTTCCAGTGGCAAGTTTGCTTACGATCCAGCCACTAAGAAGCTGACCTTTACTGACTTGGACGACAGTACCGAAATCGTCGTACACTACACCCGTAAGATTACCGCCGACGTGCTTTCCAATGAAAGCGATGTGTACTCCAGCAAGTGTACATTGTACGTTGATGCCATGGCGGAGGATAAATGTGCTAACGTGTATCACGTCCAGTTCTTTATCCCCAAGGCAGATTTCAGTGGCGAGTTCTCTCTGGAGATGGGCGACAACCAGACCGTCCACGCATTCGAGGCCGAAGCTCTGGCTGGTGCCTGTGGCGCTGGTGGCAAGCTGTGGACTTATACCGTCTACGGCGCAAACGCTAAAGACGCAGCTTAATTGAAGGTGGTTTGAGTGGCTACCGGAATAAAAGTCTGTAAGATTTGCGGTAAGGAATACGAATGCTGCAAAACGGTGCGTCACGTAGATGGCGTGTTCCGTTGGCAGGATGTTGCCTGCTGCGTCGAACATGGACAGGAGTACCTGAACCTTGTCTTAAAAGCAAGAGCAGGTACTCCCGGTACCAACTCTAAAAACGACGCGGCTACCGCAGAGGAGATTGTTACTCCTCAGAAGAAAGTAACTCGGCGAAAGAAAAAAGCTGAAGAGTAAGATTAGGCTGCGCCCTCTGTTGAGGCGCAGCCTTTTTGTCAGAACGGAGGAATCGTGGAAACAATCCTGATAACTATCGACAACTCTGTTCTTGAAAGATACAACATGTTTTATTTTACTGAGCACCCGAAGGCTCATAAAAGGCCAATACCACATCCGTATCACGAGAGCATTAACGCATGGATGATTATGAAGCGTCCAATGATGAATGCTCTGAAACAGAAGTGGAAGGACTTCATTAAGTGGTATGTCGGTGAACAAGGTTATGCTAACCTGCGCATCGGAAAATGCGAAATAGAACAAACAGTTTACTACCCAAACCATAGGCGACACGACGCAGACAATAGTGTTCCTAAGTTTATTTTGGACGGCTTTGTTGATAGCGGAATGATTGTCGATGACGACAGCGAGCATATAACCAAGCTCACGCTCTCATGCTTGGTAGATACTGTTAATCCAAGAACAGAATTGAAAATTATTTACGACGGCTGCAAGGCATCAGAAGAATGAGGAGGATTTTATGGATCAGAAAATTATTATTATTACAAGCGGTGATGTTAACCGTGTTCTGGATAATTGCGAGACGAGAAACGCTTTGGGTGAAATTGGCATCGACATTACATGGTGCGGTTATAACGTTGCGATTAAGCGCTTCATTTCATTTACAGACATGTTGAGCTTCGTAGATGGTGTCGTGTCTGGTTGCTTCGCAAAGTCTGATAACAGGTATCTGCCAGAGGTTCGGGATCTCTTTTTCAGGTGTTCCCTTGTGGAGTTCTATACGAATATTGCTCTCCCTGAATCTGTCGAAGAGAAGAACCAGATTGTTTATGGCACAGACATCATTGATCTGATTCTGCAGAATATTGACAGAGGCCAGTTCCGTGCCATCATGGATGGAATTGAAAAGAGAGTTACGTATCTTGTCAACACCGACATGAAGAGAATCGAAGACGATGCCGAACTCATTGTCAAGCAAATTACCGAACAGTTTGAAATGCTGAATGATGTGTTTGCGGGAATTAACGGCGATGAGATGGCCGCGTTCATCAAGGCCGTAACAAAAATGAACTTTGATGAAAAGGCTCTTATCGAAGCCGCAGCTGCGATTGGGCGGCAAAATAAGCAGCAGTCTACAGCTGCCGATCTGAAGGTTGTAAAGTAATTATGCCTGTCCTTATCAACATGAAGTCCATTCAGGATGCCGCCAAAAAAGTTATTAACGGCCGCGAGTTCAAAAAAGAGCAGCAAGAGTGTGTTCAAGAAGCATTGCTCGGACATATATCACTCGATATTGCAAAGGGATCACTCCATACTGCTTCCGAGGCTGCAGAAAAATTTATTGATGTTCTAAAAAATCATATAAGCACCTCTGGTCTAAGCTCTAATGCCGCTGGCGCAATCAGCGACTTCAGTTGTGGAACTCCTGTGTGTGCCGGAGACAAATGCACGATCAAAGTTTCTTTTGCTGGAAACATGCACCGTGAGTCTTTAGCTCCGAGCATATATCCAGGCGGGATCGACCACCTTGAGGAATTGCTCGACCAAGGCGTCAGTCATACAATGCGTCCGGTCTATGGTGAATGGAACGGGCGGACGA